CTGGTTAATGTTTTGCATCTGGGCAGCCGTGGCACCCATTGCTTGATTAACGAACGGGTTCATATAACCCGAGACGCCTTGCTGAAAACCTTCAGGCGTCAATCCGCCATAAGCATTGGCAGTGCCTTGCATGGCTGCGCCATAAGCAGGCTGTGCCGCATTAGCGTATTGATTAATGTTGCTAATACCGGCCTGTTGTTGTTGATTAAGAGGCGCAACAAAAGCATTTGGATCGGTGCTGTATTGTTGGAATGGTTGAGCTGCAGTTTTTTCTGCAGTAGTATTGACCGCGTTATACCGAGCCAGAACTTCTGGTGGGATTTGTACACTCTGGGTCGTCGTGCCGGTCTTGCCACCCATCTTAATGCTCCGTCACATGCTCTTCATGCCCAGTGCGGACATTGTATAAGAAAAAAGCCCCTGCAGGAGGCCCAAAAGAACGTTCATAAAGCCTGATCTTTGATTCGGTCCGATGATTGGACAGAACCCCGATAATCAGGGGTATATTCAACTCGTCAGCGACTTTTTTTGAGAAGTCGCATAAAGTACTAGCGTGTAATTTGGTGGCCGAACGACGGCCGCCTTCGCTCTTCCTAAATGCGGGATCCACAAAAATAGCCTTTTCCTCGAGCATCCAACTATCAGAATACCACATTTGCGACAGTCTTAAAAGGACCGCGCCTTCAATCTTTTCGCCGGGTTTTCCAATAATGCCCACTAACCCTTGCCAAAGATATAAAGCCGGGCGGATCATGCCGAGCATTTTCTCTGGATTTACGTCTTTAATTCCGTTTTCTTCCCAAGCACGAAGCGCCAATTCCAACATCGCCGTCTCGTCTGCGGGTGTTCCTAAACGTACTTCGGTCATTAATCCCTCTTTGGCCCCGGTAATTTTTTTAACGTATCTATGGTCTTTTTACGATATCCAGTCACAAAATGATCAAGTATGTCGTGACCGTGATCGATGTCACCGCCGCCTAAACGTGTAACATCTTCTGGGCTAATAACATATTCTCCGCCGGCCGCCACTATTTCTACTAACGTTTCGCCACCTTCTGCGCGGCCTGTATACGGTTTTCCCTCGGCATATGGTTGCGCGGCTTCGGTGTAGGGCTGTTTTTGGGTATTAAAATAAGGCGCCGATGAGAACATGCGACGAGCTATTTTAAATCCGGCCATCGTGTTGCCTTCGCCCATGGCACCGATAATGTCCGCCGGAATAACATAGGATCCAGCTTTTACATTCATTGGCAAGTGGTCCGTGCGGCCGGCAACCGGGCTATGAATAGGGCCCGTGTGCGTCATGTGCACGGGTTTGGCATATTCCACTGACGGAATGCTGCGAGTATCCATAGGCCCACCACCCGCTTTTGTATAACGAGCCGTATTTAACGCAGCCGCGATCGCCTGATCTTGCGGATGACCCGCATGGACCATCTCGCTGATGTTGTGACTGATCGTCTTTTGAGATTTACCGTGTGCTAATGGCATGACGACCTCAGATATTTGGCGTGTAAGAAACGACGGCAGACATACCCGTCTGGCAAACAACGACTAAGCCATTGGAATAATGAATGCGGGTGTCGCGGTATGGAACGAAATTAGAGGCGTTGGCGGGAAGTGAAGCATAAATAAGGTTAGACGAACCAATGCCGCCCGTTGTCGCGCTGTCGTAAATAAGCACTTGGTTTGACCCAGACGACGCAGGAATGGAAATGCTAAACATAATGCCTTTGCCAACCACAATTGACGTTGTTGTGGCTACAACCGTAGGACATGAGTTGGTTGGGTTGTTCCCTGCCGCAAAACCAGCAAGGATTGTTACCTCGGTGGCAAGTGTTTGCAAATAACCGGAAAGGTTATTGATAGCGATAACGCCGTTCTTTTGCGTGGTGAGAATATCGTCGAGTGACGCACCCATTAGAATCTCCCGTCAATCTGATAGCGGTATCTGATTGCACCAAGCCGCCAAAAAGTATCCGTATCATTAGAAGATATATTAAATGCCATCAAACGCGCCCTAATACGGACAGATATGTATTCGGTCGCCTGCGTCATTGTATAGGGACCGTATTGCACGGGCGTATCGCCGGGGTAATTGGTAACGTAGAATGTAATCTGCACCGTGGCATTAGGGTTACCAGAATATGTACCCCATTTCATGTCGGGCCAGATTTGATCAATAAAGATCAAGTTATCAGCTTCGTTAAGCTGAAAATATCCTGTCTGGAAAGATGATAGCATAGCTACCCCGTATCCAGCATTATTTCCTATTTCGTGCTGATATAAATAATTGTCAGACCCAGCACCAATGGGAGATCCAAGAACAGACTGGTCAATCCAAGCAGTACGACCCAAAGTTCCAAAATCCCATTGTTCAAGAACCGTATTGTATTTAACATAACTATCGTTCTCTGTGGACGAGGCAGAAGGATAGTACCAAGTAATTTCGTTGAACTGACTGTTTACGCCGCAAGCAACTTTATAAAGATATGACGTATTGATGTTTTGGAAAATAACGTCCCAAACAGGACATGGGATAGATTGAACGCCCGAACCGACCATCATAAAGAATTGCTTTTGGCTCATCCAATAGACAGCGCCGTTTAACTGACCCGAACAATGACGTGATACAGCGCCGCAATTTGAGCCAATCTTGTTGAACCCATAGACAAACGGAGCTCCAACATATTGCATCGCCCATAAATCAAGGTCGGTCCATAAAAGACCCTGTTGTGGTCCTTGGATACCAGCCATGATCTTGGATCCCGTTGGGATACGATAAGAACCCGCTTGGTTGGTAACAGTGCCATTCCATGACGTAAAATCGCCAATGTCTGACCAGCGGACCAGAAGCGGATCGGGCGAAAGCGTAAACGATGAGCCGTAAGCAATTACTTGGCGTTGAGGCATGGCGACGAAGATGCCACTGTTTACAAGAGGACCGTTACCGCCAATGATTTGAGCATTTTGTAATTGACCGCTTGGATCCCAATAATAAATTGCACCACCCGCAGGGCAAGCAATTAAATCTTGACCAAAGTTATCAAGCGTCCAATCAGTTGCCGTAATTGATGTTCCGGGAACACTTGGCTGCGTAGTTCCGACACCAAAGCCACCGACGCCAAAACCACCTACGCCAAAGCCCGTGCTGGTGGCTTGCGGTCCTTGAGCAACGTAAAATGTTGATTGAATATTACCACTATTAATATAAGCACTTACGGCGCTTCCTGCTGTATTTTGTGCTGAAAAAGTGAAGATGCTAGACGAGGTAACCGATAAAACAGTGTAAAGTCCAAATAAAGTTAATCCAGCTAAATTTGAATTTATTGTAGTTGATGATACGGTTTGACTAGTGCTGACAGTATAAGTTCCAACGCCACCATTGCCAGTTCCTAAAGCGGTAATTGTTGTTCCTCCAGTAACGCCAGAACCATTAATAGTCGCACCAACTATAATAGACCCGCTTGAAATTGAAGTGACCGTTAATAAGGTGCCAGAAATTGAGCCTGTAAATGTAGCACCTGTCGACACGCCAATGTAAAATTGACTTCCAACGCTGTAACCGTGATTAGCAAAAGTACAGGTTACAATTGAAGAGCCACTTGTTGTTGTGAAGTAATAAGATGCGCCAGCGTTTGAAACAGACGATGTAGCATTATTTGCAGCCTGAATTGAATAATTTGCGCCGTATTGAATAGTACCAGCAACCGTTTGAGATCCTGTTGCGGTGCTTGCAAATGAAACCGATGTGGTCGAAGAAGACGTAACAACCCATGAACCATTATATTGTAATGGCGTGACGCCACTAATTAAAATAATTGATCCAATTGGAGGCGCGACTGATTGAGCAGGAAATGTAATTGTCGCAATTGTCCCCGTACCACTTGCGGTGCTTGTTGCAACACTTACAGCGGCAGTAGCAGAATAAATAGGATATGGACCATTAAGAGATAACCCGCCGATCGTTACAGGTGTTACATAATCCACGTAATCTAATGTTGATGCGATAATACCATAATCAACCACTTGTATAAGGTTTGAATTGTTTGTGGTTGTAAAGTTTGGCCCAGAATTAGTAATGGTCGTTTGAGGAGTAATTGGTACGTTAGTACTATTCGTTAACACGCTAAGAGAAGACTCAGCGCCAATTCCTAGGTGGTTAACAGCATTAAGATCCGCCCAGCCCTTTAACGATCTAACTTTACTGTTCACCTGCAAAGGTATAGCAGAAGAAGGATACCCCACCCAACCACCAAGCTTTTGTGCGAGACCATAGCCATTGCGTTCTGGTAAAAAACGAACAAGCTGAGACGATGAATATGCCGCTTCATTCAACGCGGGGGTTGTATTTGTTTCGACGCCGGGCTTCAGCTTGATCGTATTATGAGGCATCGGTTACCTCGTTGGCGAGGCAAAAGGTGCAGGAGAATAAGGCGTCCATGCAGCTGATTCAAATTTCTTGCGGTTCTCTTCGACCATGGCGCTTTTGAGTAGGCCCTGATATTGACTTTCATACGTTTGAGCCATGGCAGGATCATCGTTCAAGCGACCAAAGTTGCGTTGATAAGCCGAAATATAGATCATGGAAGCCATGATAAACATATCTGGCAGATAGACCGATATGTAGGTTTGTGTGTTCATGGACGACAAAGGCGCAGAACGCACGGTTCCTGTCAAACGAACGGAATAGGTCAAGTCCGGTATGGGACCAACGATCATATTTTGACTAGTCAAACCAGTTGTCGCAGAGTCGCCACCATAAACTGCGAAATATTGCGGAAGCCCTTGCGTTGAACCTGTGCCATATACATTTTGAATAAATTCTTTTCCAACGGGCAAAAGAGCAGAAGAGTTTCCTGAATTGTCAATTACTTCAAATGTTTCTATAACGACGAATTGAGAAGTCGGAATTGTTAAAGTCCCATTGCCTTGCGTAAAAGAATAAGATGAATTGCTGATTTGGGTTGACAAGAAGTCAAGGTCACGCTGCATCCGCAGTTCGGCATAGGAAATCATTTGGGGCAAAATGATCTGGAAGTTGGAATCCGTTGTCGGAACCACCGCCATTGTCGCTATCTGCTGGACGTAGGTGTTATAATCCATGTCTACACCATGTTAAATGCGGTTTGCTCGACTTCTGACACCCGACGGGACCAGCCTTTGCCAAAAGTACCATAAGTTGACAGAGATTGTAAGAAGGCTAGTCGGGCTTCGCATACCGCTGTAGCAACTTCACGAGCGTTTGCCGTTTCAAGAGCGCGTAACGTGGTGGGTCCGATTTGGCCGTCTGGATTGGTATTGAGTACCGACTGCAGGGTTTTTGCTGCGCGGGACGGACCCGAGTTAATGGCAAAATCGAAGACGGCATAGTCTACGCCTTCCGGCAGATCGTCGCCCTTAACCGTATCCCAATATTTGGCTTTGTACAGGGGCATGACGTCATTGGGCGTTAACGCCTTGATGTCGTCCTTAGTCACCGGATGGCCAACCCAAGCCTCCCAAGTTGCCTTAGTGCAGCCAAGGTTGGTAGCCCCGCCGGGGTCGGAAGGGTTATCAACGTATCCACCTTCGTTTTTAAGGACGAGGGCAAAGCATTGGGAGAAATTGGTGTTCACTGCTTATTCCCCAAAGAAGCGGTAAGAGCATCGGTCTTTTGTTTGGAGCCAGCGGAAGAGCCAAAATAAAAACCCATAACGCTAGTCCAAGCAGTCCCGAGCGTACCGATCAGCATCAAAAGGGCCTCGCCACCCGTGGCTGGAAGGCCAAAGTGCAGGATGTATGCAATGATGCCGAAGAACCCAAGAGTGACGCCAACCGCCAACACACGGGGGATCCAATCGCGGGTTGCAATTTGCATATTACGGGCTGAATCGCGATCCTGTTCAGAAATACGTTCCAAATCAATGTCCAACGATTTCATCTGAACCTTAAAGTCCGCGTCAATCTTTTTAAGTGCAGCTAGTTGATCGCCAGTAGGATTGGCAAGAGCCGACATAATGTCGTCCTCGGTGCCATTTTCATGGCCAAAAAGGGCATTTGATACAGCCTTAACCGCCATACCCGCGATAGGGCCACCGAGAGCGGTAGCGATAGTAGGGGCAACTGAACCAATCAATGGTCCAAAAGTTTTTAAAATGTCCATGTCATTTCACCGTTAGCATGAGAAAAACACCAATTGCAGCAATACCCAATACCAGAAAACCAACTATGCTACTAACCATAATTAGATCCTTTCTGGCCTCTTCCTGTTCCTTTAATGCAGCCGCAGCTTGACGAGCCGCCTCTTTACGCATTTCGATCACTTGCCGTTGAATGCCTTCCCATGCCGCAGGGCCGTATTGGCCAACAAACAAGTTCTTAACTTGAAGTTGCATATCAAGGGCTTTTGCCTTGACGGCATATATTTTAACGGCCTCTGCCTCAAACTCAGCTTGCGATTGAAACAGTTTTTTCTTGCGCGGCGTTGACGCGATCGTAACGATCTGACCCACTTTACCGAAAAGATTGCTTACTTTCTCGGCGGTCGCCATCATATCCTGACCAGCATCAACTGCGGACTTGATTGAGTTATATATCGCGGTTGCGCCAGCAATCAGGGTAAATGGATCCATAGTAACCTCAGAACGGCGGCGCTTGCGTTTGAATAACAGGTTGGGAAAGCTCGGTCACTTGCATAGCAATCTGAGACTCAACCCCTGCCATACTAATGCTTTGCGCCACCCACTGATAGGCCATAGCTTGCGTAATATCGGCATATGGAACAAATTCAGCGGGGTTGGGGGAACCAAGAATTACCGTTCCAGAGGCCGACGACGTGTATGTTCCGTCCGACCCTGTGCAAACCCAGTTGATCCCCGTCACGACGTTTTGAAGATTGTCGTAGGAAGGGTTAACAATAAATTGAGGAAATGACCAAGTGAATTGCATATTAATAATTACCAGTGTTAGTTGAAGGATAATAACGTCCTTTGCCCCAAATAATACGAACAGCACCGCCTCCGCCGCTACTTC